CCCATATCGGGGTAATTGGCGATCCAGCGCGCCGGCCAAAAAGGTCCTAACGACATCTCGCCCCCTAAGTTTTGATGGCGCCGTTGCGCCGCATTTTCTGCATTTCCTCGGCCAGCACCCGGGCACCACGCCGAATATCAGCAGGTGACATTCGCCCGCTGTTGTCGTGGTAGTGATAGCTGTTGCCAGCGCCTCCCAACTGCCCTTCGCCATTGGCTGCCTGGCGAATGACATTGGCGTATTGCTTGGGCAGCACCATTTCCTGCTCGTGGAGTTGCGTCATGGGATTGGTACCAGCGGGGATGTCGTAGCCGCCCTCGGCAGAGGCGACGTTTTTCACCAGGCCAAATACGAATGCGCCGGCAGCCACTGCAGCCGCCGCACCGAGGATCGGACCAATGATTGGAATGGCGGACATGGCTGCGAAAGCACCAGCCATGGCTTGCCAGGCGCTGGCGATGATGTTCTTGATCGTCGCCGCACCCCAGATCGCCACGGACATAGCTGCACCGCCCGCCTCTGCTGCCGTTCGAACGCCAACTCCGACTACCGTCGCACCGGTTTTAGCCGTCTCTCCAAAAATCCAGGCCATCAATGGCTTCGTGACCATGTTTTCAACGAATGCGGTCCCGATGCTCGTGAAGATCCCACGCAGCAGGCCCTGGGTGCTCAAGGTGCCGCTCAAGATCCCGCTCAACCCGCTCGACCAACTGGTACGCAAACTGTCGACCATGCCCGTCCAGTTACTTTGCGACTCCAAGGTTTGCTGCCTGCCCATCACCGCCATGCTGTTTCGGTGGGTTTGCTCCAGCGCCAGGATCTGCTGCTGGACCTGCTGCAGGGCGACCGGGTTACGGTCAGGATCCTGCTCCAGCAGTGCTTTACGCTCGGCCAATGCCTGAGCTTCGATCGCATACCGTTGCTTTTCGAACTCGGCTTGGGCCTGCAGCAGTTGGCCTTGGGTGATCAGGTTGGCCTGCAGATCCAGCTGGGCCATCTGTTCGGCATGGGCAACATCGGTAAGCCGCGCCTGCTGATCAGCGGCCAGCTGTTGCTGTTTCATGTTGGTGATTTGCTGCTGCTTTTCGCGCTCGACAGCAACCACCTCAGCCGCAGCCTTGCGGTATTCCTGACTGTCCTGGCCGTAGAGTTGCCGGCTGCGCTCTAATGTCTGCTGAGCGATCTGCAGGCGCGCGTCCATATTGTTGCGGTACTGCTGTGCCTGGGCCTGCAGATCGGCAAAGGCCTGGCCTTCGTCCTGCCGGCGCAACGCATTCAATGACGCCAGGTAATTGCGTTGAACGCTCAAGCGTTCGGCCGCGCTCAAATCCGTACGCTTGAGAATGCCCTGCCAGTACTGCATTTCCTGCTGTTCGGAGAACTGCAGAAACGTGCCCTGCTCGGCCTGCTGCTGGGCGTGAGCGACCTTCTGCGCGTCCAATGCTTCGGCCCACTCACTGACCCGTGACTTGGTCTTCGCCGGCGCGCTCACCGGGTCATCCGCTTTTTTAGGAGGCGTCGTGTACTCAACCACTTTTTTCCGATGCTCGACCGCTGCAGCGTATGCCTGCTCCAGCTTGGTCAACCGGGCGACTTCAACGCCGTAAGCGGTCGGACTTGTCCTGCCCTGTTGTGGTGCCTTGGTCAGGGCTGTATTACCGGTCGCGGCCATCTCGGCCACTTTGCGCCGCTGCTCTTCGATGCGAGCGGAACGGGAGCGCATACCCGCGTCCACTTCTTCTAGCTTGTTGGACACCAACTGCATGTTTTCCAGCAGCAGGCGCTCCTCGGCCAGTGTGGCTTCAAGCGGTGCCTTACTGCCTCCAGCACGTGGACCTGCCGTGAAATTCGACAGCACTTGTTCATAGCGGGCGACATTGGCAGCGACCTCATCAACGGTCACCCCAACCCCCGTCATGCTTTTCAGGAGGTTATTGAACCAACTGGCAGTCTCAGACAGCCGCTTGTTCAGGCTGATGAAGACAGGCTCAAGAATGGTACCGATGGTGACCTGCAGCTGGTTGCTTTTGGAGTCGAGCTCGGCCTGGCTGCCGGTCAACCCATCTGCCGCCTTGGCAGCATTACCGACCTGGGCCTCGGTCTCTTTCATAATGCCGTTGTATTCGGCCGTGATCTTTTGCGAGTCGGACAACTTGTCACGGCTAGTACCAATACTTTTGGCGTATTCGTCCCACATTTTAGCGACGTTTTTGGTGACACCGGCGTTATCCACCAACACCGAGTTTTCGTTTTTCAAACCCTCGGTGGCCGACACAACTGCTTCCGACATGCTGAGATTGGCTTGCCGGTTGAACGCTGCAGCGTCCTTCAGGCGGTTGATCACCGCCACGGACTGGTCGACGTTGTAGCCACGACTGAGCAGGTTTTGCAGGGCTTTGGCCGCGTCACCGACGCTGAGCAAGCCGTCGGAGGCGAGCTTATTGGCCTCATCCATGGCCCGGCCAATACCGACGCCAGCATGATTGGCCACCGCTTCCAGACCACGATAAGCAGACTCTTGTTGGATCACCGCGTCCTTGCTATCGCTAACGATTTGACCCAGCTTGAAAGCGCCAAGACCAAACACACCGGCAATGCCAGCCGCCACACCACCGAGCCCCGAACGCATGATGGTACTGACGCCGGAGAACGCTTCATTGACTGCCGGACCAAAACGAGCGAGCCGGGTTTGACTACCGACCATCTCGGTGTTGATTGCTCTCAGCTCGCGACCAAACGTCGCACGGGCATCACGCATATTGCGCTCTATACTTTCAACTGCGCGATCAAAACCTTGAGTGCCGGCTGTGAATTGATAAGTAATATTCCTGTCCATACCGCTACCTCATTCAAACACCGAGCCCCAAAGAAACGCGAAACAAAACCAAATAATAAGCGCTCTCAAAATAGTCAAAATTCAGCAACATCGTAAAATAATTCTTTTTAAACTTTTAACAACCAGGCATGCCTAACACACATGCAAGCTGGAAAAGCTACACATTTAAACGATACAGAGAGTTATCTCAGGAAACACTATGCCGGCATTTAAAGAAAAACTTAAACACATGCACAACCAAGACGTAAGAGCGCTTTTTGAATTTGCAGGCGACCTATTCTCTGGAAGAATAGCCGCAGTTTCAGAAGACTACGTTCTAGTTGAGATTGAACGTAACGGGAAGACTGTCCTGTTACACAAGCATATTAGTGCCGTTAGCTTTATCACCGGTACTGAACTCGTAGGCTAACAATTATTACTCTTAAAAAAGTTGTCTAGAGCGCTCCGGAGATGTTCAGGTAATTCATCACGCAGATCAGCAGCAATACCTGTAAGGGCTTCTGCAAAATAAGGCGCATCTGTGAGATCTCGATCCGGTTTGTAGCCCATATAGCCAGCGACTAGAACATGAACCGGCGGATAGCTACGCCAGTAATCAGTCATATGCCCAACCATGACCATGTCCCAATCACGTCGAAGCGTGACCGGGCTTTGCCCGGTACTGGCGATCAGGTGAGCGTAGAGTTGGCCCCAGTCGAAGGGGCCAATCCTTCCCCCGCTGCGGACTCTGTGACCTCCAAGCCCGAGGCGCTCATAACAGCATCCAACGCGTCACGCATGTTGCGAAGGTCCAGCAGCGCTGCCACCTCTGCACGCTCAATGTCCGGGTAGTTCCGACGCAATGCTGCATGGGTGGCATCGATCACCGTGGCGATACTGTCCCGGTCCATATTGCCGGCCATTACCGCGTTGATCCGCTCCAGCAGTTGCTCCAGATCCCCCAGCGCCAGGGGTGGGATGACGAGCGTTTTCCCTGGAAACGGAAACGAAACTCCAGGCACATTTACGACGTTCATTCGTTGGCACTCCAATAGCAAACCTCCCCAAACTCATCCGCGTAGCCGGTGAATTCAAAGTCCGGGATGGCGTAGTCGTCCTGTTTGGTGGCGATGCCTAGCTTGTTGCTGACGAAATTAGGTACGCGCACATACACGGTCTTTCCCTTGTATTTCAGGACCAACTCGCCCTGGAACACCGGCATGTCGCCCATGGGCAGGTTTTTCACCGACAGGCTTTTGCCCGTCGTAACGGTGTAGCGGTAATCAATGAACACCGACTTGGCCACGTCTGCAGCGGCAAATGCATATTCCCCCGTTGCGGCATCAAAGGTGTACTGCCCAACTGTCGGCGCGCTCAATACCCGTACGTAAGGGATCGCACCGGCCCCCCGTACCCCAAGATCACCGGAGAGCGTCCCGCCCGCTGGGGGCGACACGCTTATCGTGGCCCCTGCTGGGATCACCGTGGGTACCGTCGCGTGATGGACTAGCACCTGGCCGGTGATCAAGGTCTGCCCAAACACCAGTTGATTCCACTGCAGCAGGCTTATCTGGGCGGACTTGGCCTTGCCCGTCAGCTTGCCCTGGCCCCGCGCCGCGTCAACCGCAAACTGCTCGCTGCCGAACAATTCTTTAGAATCAAACGACAGGTCCACCGATGCTTCTTGCATGATGCCCAGCAGGATGGGAGTCGGCGCGGAAATGGCATTGCCATAAGCGTCCATCAGCGGAGTGGCGTAAAACAACCCGCTGCCGAATGCGATTTGCATAATGTGTTCCTCAGTAAAAAGTAGGTCCGGCCGTCAGGTCGCCGGTGTTGCATAGGTAGGTGAAGCGGTAACGCACCATGCAGTTGCCGGCGGTGTTATCGCATTCGTCCTCGATCCAGTCGATATAGAAGCGCTGCACCCGATCCGCCTCCTCAAAGGCGTCCTCTGCCATCAGGACCGCATGCACGGCAACCTTGACCAAGTCGGCCACCTGGTCCCAGGCAGCACCTGTGACCGTGTCCTCCCGGGCGAGGATTTCCACCGTCAGCTCGAACTGGTTGCGGTCCACTGCAGCGCTTTCGCACTCACACGTTTCAAGATCAGGGCGCAGCACGATCGCTGGCGTCATGTCCCGTCTGATCGCCTCAGTACGACTGCGATACACCCGGTCTGCCGCCAACGTATCGGCGGCCAGAATCAGCGCCTGCGCCTTTGCGACGATGCGTTCTTGGATCGAGGGCATGAGGGTTAAACCTTGGTGAGGGAGGCCAGGCTAAAGGCGCCGTCATCGATCATCCGGCGGTCACGGACGCGAAAATTTACGCCGGCGACGGTGATCAGTTTGGGGTTGTCGATGCCCAGGCGTTCGGCCTCGGCTGTGATGATCAGGATCTCGTAGCCAGTCGACTGGCTGTTGGTGCCGCCCATCCCGTGGATCTCGTCCGGCATATCCCGCGCAGCCAGAAACGGTTGACCATCAACCATACCGCCGACGTCAAAGTCCTCAAGGAATTCCCTGAGATCTTCGTCAAGCATCAGGGCTCACCTTGACGGTCTTACGTCCTCCCTCAGCCGCAGCGGAAGGGGCCAGTGCCGGCTCGACCGCCAACACTTCCAACTGGTGGCGAAAGCGCTGGGCCACGTCGTCAGGCAACTCGATCACGCCCCCCGGGCCGGTCAGTTTGTCATCTGGCCCGCGAAAGGAGCCGGATAGCACCGTGTAGGATTTATTCGGCATTCCGCTCTCCTACGACCTTGTCCAATTTCGACAACCGCTGCCCCAACGCCTTGTCCGGTTCACCGGGGATCACAATCACCTCCCCGGCTTTGAACTGAACGGGCGACACAATGGTGTAGCGACCCTTCTTGTTTTCAACCGGCTCCAGGTTGTGCGCACGCGCACTGGCCTGGGCCGCATTCAGGATCAGCTCACCCCCATAAAGGGTGATCGTCTGTTCCACGCGGTATTTCGGCATATCAATGCCCTCAGTGAGGTGTCAGGCCGGAAGGGTTACGCCACCAGTTGGTTGAGAACGGCGTACTGCCAGCGCCCAAAACCCACGTTGCGCCAGGTATCGACGCCGTATTGATGGGCATCGTTGTCGAACTCGTACTCCGAGCCTTCGGCCTTGGCTTTCATGGCCACGTCGGTTTCCTGTTGGCGGATGAACGCTTTCAAACGACCGTCAGTGCGGAAGGTCACGAATTTGTCCTGCCAGGCGTTGAGACGCACGTTGCCCACCACGCGGACAACCACGTTGTCCGGCATGACGATCTCGCTGATGTTGGTACCGCGCGGCACGCTAAGCGCCGTCTGCGCAACGCTCAGCAGGTTGAACGGCACCATCACCAGAAACTCGCGTGCCAGTTCGTTGATGGGTTCGCCCTGGTCATCCTTGAAGCTGGTCAACTGGGTGACCGATCGGGCAACCGCCTGCTGAAACTCCTCAACGCTCGGCCGACTGGGCGTCCCGTGAAGTGTCGCTGGCAGTTCGGAAATGTCGGTGGTGATCTTGTTGGACTGCACGCCGCTCTGGCCTTCTTCGTGGTCGGTATCGAAGAAGTACTGGCCGTCATAGCAGGTCTGGCTTTCACCGTTAAGCAGCAGCACCGACAGCAGTCGCGCCCAATGCGCGTTAGTGCGGTCGGCCAGCTCGCCCAGGCGAATGCGCAACTGTCCGGTTTTGTCGCGGCGCAGCTCGGTGACCAGCACTTCGAGGGTGGCCTCAAAATGCAGGTTTTCGATTTCGAGATCAGCGCTGATAAAGCCCTTGGCGTGGCGACCACCAATCCACTCACGCAAGGTCGGCACCATACCGATCCACGGATAGGTTTCTTTGGCCTGGTCGGAGTCGAACAGGTTGGACACAGCGTCGATCCAGTTCGACCCCACATTCTGCTCGAGCAGTTCGTAAAACATGCCGATGATGGCACGGCTGGAAAGTACTTCAGCACCCATGGGTGATTCTCCTGAAAAAGGATACGGTCAGAGGAAAGTTTGAAAAAACGGGTTGAGTGATGCGTCAGGCCGCTACCGGGATGGCCTGGGCGGTGAACTTGACGATGCCGACGCCGGTGCGTACGAATCGGTGAACATGCCCGATCAGGCTGTTGCCAGCGGCGGTTAGCAGAAACGTGCCGCTATCGCTGGCATACACCGGCTTACCGATGTCGGTGATCGCCAGCGCAGTGACGAGCAGTTCAACTTTGCCCACTTCGCGAAGACGCACGCGCGCTGCTGCAGCGGCACCGATTCGATTGTCGACGCCGCGATCGGCGAAGCCCACGAACAGATCGCCTGCCGTCAGGGGACGTGCGAATCCGTTAGCCGCAACAATTCCAACCGCCGAGCCTTCGAAAATCTGCACGCCGGCCGCAACCGATAGATCGTTAATTTCCCCGATCTCGTAAGCGCGGGGGGTGTCGAGTGTAAGAGGCATAGGATTCTCCAGAGCCATGGGTGGGAAGGGGTTACCCGGTACTTACTTTTTCAGGACCTTGACCAGACCACGCTCGGTGGCCTTGCGGTAGCCGTGATAGGCCTCGAAGGTGCCAAACTCGGCCCGCAGCTCCTTGTCGCTGTCCCAGGTCGCCTTGGCGCGGTCCTCCAGCGGCGCCTCTGGATCCTCCTTCACAGCCTCAGGGGCTGCCGGTGGCGTCAACACGTTGGGCACCGGCGCAGGCGCCTGGGTGCGAATGTCGGCCAGAGCACCGGCACGTTTGGTTTTTTCGGCGCCGATAACCTGCGCCGCCGCTTCGGCACCGCTGGTTTTGCCGTCGAACTTGAGCGTGGCGATCAACTCTTCATGCCCGGGCAGCGCGGCCGCTTCCACCGCCTGGATGCGTTCGCACTCAGCGCGGGCACCGGCGGCGGCACCAGCGGCGTGCGCGTCATGTTCCAGACTGGCGAGCAGTTCGGCATGATTCGCGGCAAGGTATTCGCGGTTGATGACAGGTTTGTCTGCAGTCGGCGCGGGTGCGTTACTGTTGGTGGTAGTAGACATAGGTCTTTCTCCAGAAGAACTGCTGTTGAACTCGGCGATGAGTTGTTCAAGGGTGGATTCACGGTTGGCCATACCCAATGCCACGGCATCGGAGCCAATCCGCATATCGCCCTGGCCGAAGTCGGCCAAAACGGTTTCAACACTGAGGCCGCGGTAATTGGCGACGTCCTCGACAAAGATGTCAGTCAGCCGGTCGACGTGCGCCTGGGCCACCGCTCGGCCTGACTCAGTACCGAAGTCAGGGCGCTTTTTCGGGCTCTGGCTGCTGACGATCTCAAAACTGCCGTCGTCGTCGCTTTTGCGCACCGTCAGTACCGTGCCGATGGAGCCCACGGCGCCGGTGCGGCTCATGACGATTTCATGGGCTGCGGCAGCTATCCAGTAGCCAGCGCTGGCCGCGTTGCCGGATACATACGCAACCACCCGCTTGGGCGATGCACGGATCATCTGGCCGAATTCAGCGATGCCGCTGGCAATCCCACCGGGGGTATCCATCACCAGGATGATGGTGTCGGTGCGCGGATCGTCGACGGCGGTAGTGAACTCCTTGGCCAGCACATCCAGCGACGTCGCACCGGACAGCGCCGTAAACAAGTTGGCGTAGCGGAACACTGGGCCGGTGACGGGCAGCAACGCCACATTGCCGCGTTGGGTCACCGCGCGGCTGTTCTGCAAGGGTTTGCCCTGCCTGGCCTCCAAGGCTTCCGGGCCTTCATGCTCCCGGCGGGCAATGGCGGTGATGGTCTGCAGCATGTCCGGGGTGATCGCCCAGGGCTCGCGTGATACCAAGTCGAACGCCGTCACCCGGTGCACGGGAGGTGCATCGGTTGGGTTGTCGCTCATAGTTAGGTCCGTTCAGGAAGATCAGGATTGGCCGCAGGCTCATCCTCGGGGCGAGCCGTTGGTGACACGGATAGGCCGTCATCGCGCCTACGCTTCACTTCAAGCGCACGCTGTTCGTGGTTCTCTTCCCAGTCGCTGCCGTCGTAAAGCATGGATTCCTTGGCGAGCGTGCTGACGCCAATATCGATGCGCTTTTCGGCAGCATTGATGTCTTTGAGAGGATCAACGGTGCCAGGTCCATCACCCACCCACAGCGACCCGCTGTACGCATAGCGCAGCAACGGGTGGTCGAAAAAACCGGGAGCCTCGATGTCTCCCTGTGCCACGGCCTCTTCAAGCCAATGCTCGTAAACGGGCTGGCAGAAATGTTGACCCAGGAAGTCACGGCAACCACGAACGAACTGCCAAGCCTCCATCACCGCAGCACGCGCGGCGGTGTAGCTGGCGGTGAAGTGCTTGATCAGCACCTCATAGGGCAGCTCCAGGGCCATGCCGATCTGCCGAAGCATGGCGAGCACGAACGGATCGAACGCCATGTTCGGGCGACCGGGTGATGCGGTATCGATGGACGCACCGTCGTCCAGCTCGGCGACAATGCCGCCGCTGAGTGAACCATCCCAACCGCCCTGGTCTCTCCCTGCGGGTCTATCGCCACCCACCGGGGTGTTGCCGCTAACGGCCGATGCCAGAGGGCTCAGATTGCCGCCCTGCCCCGGCTTGATGAACACGGCAAAGAACGCAGACACCACCGCCGCTTCCAGCTCGGCATCGGTGTAACGGTCCAACTGCTTGAGCTTTTCGATAACCGGCGCCAGGTACGGCACGCCGCGTGGCTGGCCCACTCGACGGCGACGGTACACATGCAGCAGCACGCGACCGCCACGCTCATTGAAGAACGGACGGTCATCCCAGGCGCGCTCTTTAACACCCAATGCCCCCGGGTGACTGCGCAGAATGTGAGCCTTGATCGGCGCACCATCCGCGTCACGTTCAATGCCGGCGGTGAGGGCTTCCGTGTCGGCCTTGTTGCTTGGGTTACAAACCCGGTCTGCCTCAATCAGTTGGATGCACGCCGAGTAGTGCTGACCCGGTTGTTCTTTGTGCGTGAGCAACGTAAAGACGTCACCGCTGCTCAACACCGACCGCCAGGTCAGGTCCTGCAGGCCATAAAAATTCTGCTCGCGGGTGATGTCGCAACTGGTGGTTTCCGCCCAGGACCTGAACAGCGATTCGGTTTTGCGCTGCCACTCCCTGGCCTGGTCTTCGTCCCAACCCAAAATCGACCGATTGACCACCGACTTAAGCGCCAGGCCGGTGCCGACGGTTTTAGTCGTCACCGTATTGATCGCACCGCCGCCGATAGGGTTGTTGCGTTCTAGATCTCGGCAGCGTTCGCGAAGCGTGGGCAAATCGGGCAGCAGATCTGCCGCCGCACTGCCCGCCGTTGGGGTCCAGGCGCTCAGCGAACGCTTGGCCTTCGACGCGCCGCTGTAACCGCCCAAGGCAGTCATGGTCAACCGGGCGTGCATGCGCTTGGCGCCGCGCTCGGGGCTGAGCCAGGTGATGGCCTTATCCAGCAACGTCGGCTCTGGCACTTTCGGCGCGCGACTCATCGCGGCGTAATCCCACGCAGGACGATCCCCCGAGGGCGACCGCTTTCCAGGCGATCAACTTGCTGTTGCCAGTAGTCGATCGTCTTGGTGATTTCGGCAAGGTCGGCGTATTCCAATTGCCGGGTACCGATGCGGTAGCTCTGCTTTTGGCTGACCTTCATACTCGCATCGAGCCAGGCTTGCAGCTGGCCCTGCGCTTGTTCCAGGGTGATAGCCATAAATTAATTCCTGCGTTGGGAGAGCACGCGCATTGCACTACGGCGCCCAGAAACAACTCTCCCGCCAGAGGGCGGGAGATTGGGTGGTTCGACGGGTGGTGTGGGCTCCGGACTAGCCCCGTCCGTTTCGGGATCGGGATCTGTCTCGGATTGATCGGGCTCGGGCGGGTCAAACAACGCCCCCTGACGGATCTGTGCATCAAGCCCTGCCCAATCTTGCTCCCGCATCAAGTGCGTTTTCAGGGAGCGGGCCGCGTGCAACGCATACGTCTCGCAGTCGGTACCTTCGTTCGGCTGGCCGGCCTTTTTCTGCCAGACCTTGCGGTAGTGGTGTCGCCGGCTGGGCGCCTTCACTTCGGCGGTGATCTGCCGGAAATAATCCGGACGCACCGTTTTGTAAAAGTGCATCCGACCAGGACCGTCACCGGTCAACGGCAGACGGCCCTCAATCCACAGATCCTTGGCTCGCGAGGTACCGACAATGTAAGGGCGCAGGCCATACTTCGAGGCCTTTTGTTCTTTGTCAGTGTCAACACCCTGCCGAGGCGCGCTGAAGATCTCCCGACGCTCATCGTCGCGGGTGTTGCCGCGCTCGCTCGCGCCCTTGATCGCCATCACACCATTGCGCTGATGCTTACGGCAGAACGCATACGCTGCGTCCTGGGTGATGGTGCCGTCCGAGGTATCCAGCGAAGTAGCCAGCACTCTCAGCTTGGCGCCGCAGGCGTGTGAAATCGGCGCAAACAATAACTTTTCCAGATCAAGCCAGACGCCCTGGTCAGGCAGCACCACCTCGCCGTAGATCTCGCCCCAGTAGATCAGCCAGGATTCCTCGCCTCGGCCCCAGGCCCGCATCACCACCGCCAGGCGATCGTGCTGCACGTCGACGCCGGCGGTGACGACAAGCCCCCCCATGGGCACAAACATCTCCGGGTAGTCCTCTGCCCGCTCAGCTAATTTCTCGGCCTCAGGCAGATCGGATTTGTACTCGTAGGCACGGCCCTGTTTCTGGTTGACGAACTTGATCAGCAACGACAGATTGCCAATCGATGCCTGGTGTTCGGCGTTGAGTTTCTCCCGCACGATGTCGGCCAGGCTGGTACCGGGCAGGCACGCGTACAGTTCGTTCAACTCAATGAATCCGGCACGACCAGCAAAGGGTTTAGTCGGTACCCAGCCACAATAAGGGTCGCCGGCATCGATCGCATTGAACACCGTGTTGCGGATGTTCTCTTTGCGCTGATAGTCGTCCCAAATTTCGCCACAGTGCGGGCACCCGTAGCCGGCGGTCTCAGGATCCGCTCGGCCGTAGATCTCGTGGGGCTGGGCGTCCTCATCAATGTCGAGCCACTTGATATGGGCGAAGTCCAACACATGCGATTTGTCGCACGCGTGGCAGATGATCGGCAACACGCGGCAATCGGTCTGGGCCAGGCGCGCTTCGGTCTTGCTCGCGCCCTTGATCGCCGGCGTACCGCCCACCAGCATCTTGGAGCCGGGGTAGCGCTTGCCACGCTCCTCCAGCAGGGCGATCGCATCACCCTGCCCCTTCACGTCGTCGCTCGTGTCGTCCGGTTCTTCCACCACCGACAAGCCCACCGAGGACGTGGACTTAACGTTGCCGGGAGAGTTCGACGCCACCAGTTTGAGGAACCCGCCCGGGAATGTCTTATGGTCCCAACGGTTGCCCGAGGTGCGACTAACGTCGACCGGCATCAACTTGGCTACTTCAGTGTTGGCCGTCACGCCGAACTTGAGCTTTTCGTCATGAAAGTTTTTGCCGTCCTTTTCCTTGGCGAACAGGATCATGATTGGGCGCGGCAGGTTATGGATGAACTTGAACAGGTAGCCGATCAAGAACCACGTCCAGCCGATCTGCGCCGCTTTCATCAGATCCACCTCACTCACCCGTGGATCGTCCAAGGCGGCGGCAACGCCGAGAAAGTAAGGTGTGTATTGGAAATCGTAGAGGCCGTGCAACACGCCGCTTTCAGCGGGCAGGTAAAACTCGGTGCTCAGGTAGTGCGCGGTCGGAATGTCACGCGGCGGGTTGAATTTCCCCGCTGCTGCCGACAAGCTCCGCGCCAAGTTTTCGCGCGTAGCCTGCAATTCGCTCGGTCGTAGGTCCAGCAACTTTGGCCACCACTGTTCGATCAACCGTGAGTTTCTGCACGTTCTCGATTTCCTGAATGATGCGTTCAAGGCCGCCCAGGTATTCCCGGTTTGCGAAACTGGCCCAGTCAGACAGCGCACGCTCTGCCTCACCGGAGGGAATCAATGAGCGCAGTTTTTCGTAATACACCAACCGCCCGTTGGCTGACTTCTGCTGCAGGTCATCGATCCGTGCTCTGTTGAGCTCCTCAAGTTGGCTGCCCCCGCGCCCAGCGGCTTTAGCGCGCAAATCACGGATATAGGCCGTTCGGATCTCGTCCATGCTTGCCGTTTGCCAATCCAGAGTCAGACCCTTGAGCACGTCGCGGGCATTACGCTCGCTCATGTCCAGGTGCTCGGCGATTTCATGTTGGGTTGGCATGGTCTGGTCCTGATGCTGGGAGGGAAGCGGAACCCCCCATGTCGGGTTGAATCTGCATAAAAGTCGGGGTTCGAATTACCCCGATGGCCCCGCTGCCTGGAAGGACCCATTGATTTTGGGTCGAAGGTCGACCTGTCAAGCCAAAACCCCGACAAATCATTGAAAAATCGCCATTTTTTTAAGGAGAAATGCACGAAGCCGACAAGAGGTCAGCCTCGCTCCATCTCCCGTGCCAGGGCACGCCGGAACAGCGGCTCGAACTCGGCCTCGGCGACGCGATTGGCTACCCCGTAGAAGTCAAAGCGCCGCCGATAGGTCGGGCGCTTGACGAAGATCAGGATGGGCCGTGCCCCGTTGCCGATCCGCTGCCAGATACCCAAAGGGCCGGTGCCGTTGCCAGGTCGACCCACGAAATAGTCCGGTACGTTGCGGTTACGGCGCCGGCTGCGCTGAGTGCGGTTGGCCATGAAGCCCGACACCCGCTCAGCTGCTCCGAGTGCGGACAAGATCTGCACGATCTGGCCGCGACTGATATTGCCGTTGCCATCCATCCTGGCGCGCCGACCAGGGACGGCGTACATGTCAGCTGGCATCAAGCCGTAGTGGATCAGCGCTTTCTCAAATCGCTTGTGTGGTCGGTTACCACCGTCAATGTGCACCGGCAGGTACTTGGACGCGGGCACGCCTGAACTGGCTTCGTCCTTGATCCACACCCGGGCGAACAGCCGGCTGGTCGTGGCACTGCGCTTAAAGACCGAGTTGAGCGTCCAACGTGTGGGTCGATCAAACACCCGCTCAAGCTCGGCCTTCTCAGCTGCTTGGACGCGTTCGGCGGTGAAGGTCAGCGCTTTGGCAGCAGCTATTGGGACCTTCGACTTGCTGAGCCCACGCATCTCCCTGACGATCTTGTCGATGTTGTCACGCATCTCAAGTCGCATCATGGTCATTGCCCCTGGATGATTAAGGTCCGGCCTCACCCTTGGCTTCAGCCTCCTGGAGGCCGAGGCGCTTGGCAGTCCAGCGCTCGTACAGCCCGATGGCAACGTCTGCCCCTGCCATGGCGGTGAGGCATCCCAGTGCGCCGGACGTCCAGATCGACATACCCGCAGCGTACAGCAGCATGATCGCCGATACCCCGCACACCACGCAGGCGCCGGACCGAAGGGCCAACCGCCGCATCAATGCCCAACCCCGGGCACCCTCCTTGTCCGCTCGCCACATCTCGCCCGACACACCGCCCACCAGGGCCAGGACGATCACTAACCAGATCGGCATTTCTGCCAGCGCTTGCTGTTCGTTCGTCATTGCCTTGCCCCTTAAACGAAAAAGCCCTGCACTGGGCAGGACTTGAATGGGAAGTTAGTCAGATTAGGTTTGAGGGACGGGGACCTCATCAACGCTAATGCAGTGCTCAATATCCGTGATTTTCTGGAGAGCTTGCTCAGCAGTTGAATACGCGCCAAACATTCGCCCTTGATAAAAAACAACCCATGCAAATTGGATGTCCGCTTCACCAGAATGCCCAACGACCAACGTCTTGAATCTTTCAGCCAAGTCGTCGACATGCATCTGTGCCATGCCACGCAAAACCATGACGCTCTCCCTGTGTGTAGTCACAGGCCCTATTTTTCGGCCTTCGACAATGTGAGCGCAAAAAAAAACCGACTCGATGGTCGGGTTAAGACCACTCCTCAGTCCAGCCCCCAAATGAGAGGGATGGAGGGCGGACTGAGGAATGGCGGCGCAATCATATCAGAGCTCGCTGAGAATTCATCATCGCGTCGACGCGCCAACAAAAAGCCCTGCACTAGGCAGGGTTCAAATCATTGTCATGCTAATGGATGGGAAGCACATTGCCGTGCAAACTCAACCTTTTGCTTCTGTCGAGATAGTTGTATCCGGCGTTGGTAACTCGCTGAATACGTGCATTCGGCGCCTCCCCATCAGCGTTAACACAGCCCATGTCGACGAGCAGCTCAATGTGGCCATCCACAATAACGGCAGACCACTGGCCTAGCTGCTCAGGGGAGAAGCGACTACGAATGTCCTTCGCTGATGCATCAATCCTCCACTCCTCTGAGTCCTGAATGCACACCTCTAGGATTTTCACCAACAGCCTCTGATCTCGCTCCATCTCTTAGCTCCAAAGGAAAATTTATCTGTACGGAGTCGTACGCCTGAGGAGAAATGAAAAAACCCGACGCGAGGGCCGGGTTTTTGGTGAGGTCGCTATTTGCGTACCTCTTTGAACATGACTGATTTATACCCCTCCAGTCCGGTGGCAGCAAGAGCTCAGCGCTGCCACCCTGCAATCAACGGCAATACACCAGCAATCAACGGACATATAACGTTACTGGCTCTAGCGCCGCAGGCATGGACCCTCTTGCCCCACTGATTTCAAGAGAGGCGCGACGTCTGAAACACCGATAAATCAAAGCGGCGCCCTTCCGTCCTACTATTTATTACCTTTTCCATGTAAAGGGAGAATTAATAAACGCTGCGCGTGCGCGCGCGCGTATGTGGGTGGTTGCGTCACATGCGGGAAGATTGAAAAAAGGTGGGACGGTGGGCCATCATCAATTAACACGCGGCGCGCAGATGGCCCACTTGCCAAAACACTAACATGCCATACAGGGACGGGAGGCGCCATCAGGCTACGCGCTCCAGCAACATGCCTGCGATTTCCAGATGTGCCGAGTGCAAGCGCGCGTAGAACTGCGTCCGACCACACCCGCAGTGCGCCCATTTCTGGCGTTCCACGCTTTCACGGTTCAGGTAATGTTCCTGCACCACTTGGGCCAGATGCCAGGACAGACGCTTGTTTACGATCACCTCAATGTCTGCACTCCATGGCAGCAACATCTTCGAACCGCCGCGTGTGCCTCGAATCAATTCTCCCCGGCAATCGATCAACTGACCCAACATACTGCTAGCAGATCCGTCAGGGCCACCGCCACCGTGCATATCGAGCGCCCACAGCTTCAACATCTCATCCATTTCAGGAATCAAAATGCAGTCTCCTGTCTGGGCACCGCCGATCCTCGCTTCCACTCCGGCGGTTTCACATACTCATAGCTGCGCACACCACGCACACAGTTACCCTTGCGCCGCCGGGGCCAATTCATCCGATGCATAATCTTGCCGATGCGCATTTGTTCGGGTCTACCCCAGTGGCTTGGGTCGATGTTAAGCGCATGCTCAAGCAAATGCGCGCCTGTCACCGTATCGCCAATATGCTTGTCGGCCAGGTAGCCGACCACCAGGTCTTCCCACATATCAGCCTGATAACGCTGATCCTGCTCAGCCGCAAACACATCAGCCTCATCGCGCTCCACCCACCATATGTCACCTGCGCGAAAACAGGCTAACGCTTCGGCCCAGAGTTGATCACGGTCGGCTCTCAGGCCCTCAAGATCAACTTTTGTACACATCACCGGCCAGTAACGGCGGTTGCCCGTGTCGTCCTTCAGGTACTCATCCTGGTTGGTCGTGCCGATAAAAACGCTCTGCCGGGGCACATCCAGCATTCGCCGGCCATAGCTCTCGCGGTAGGTGTCGATGGGCGATGAGACGAACTGCTTGGCCTTGGTCGACTCTGCCTTGTTCAGTGAGTCCAGCTCGGCCATCTCAACAATCCACTTGCCCCGGATCGCCTGATAGGCGTCTTTGCTGCTCAGGTCAAACGATGTATCCATGAACCACTCGCCGCCCAATACCCGCGCAGCCGTGGATTTCCCCTCACCCTGCAAGCCTTCCAAAATCAACATTGAGTCGGCCTTACAGCCAGGTCGACACACGCGGGCCACCGCAGAAATCATCCAGCGCTTGCCCACCTTGCGGGTGTACGAACTATCCTTAACACCCAGACGATCCTGCAACCAACGCTCAAGGCGTGGCAGCCCATCCCACTCAAGGCTTTCTAGATACTCGCGCACCGGGTGGTAAGCGTTGTCATTCGCCACCGCACTTACAGCCTCAACCACGTGGGCAGTCTTCACCCGCAGCCCGTACACATCCGCAAGCCACAGCGCCACCCTAATATCGTCCAGATCACTCCAGTCGCCCTTGCCTCCACCATATGGAGGCGTACGTAACTTGCGGGTCTTTGAACTGAACGAATCCCAGGCGATTACGCCGGCCCAGCGTTTATCATTACCCAGAATCAATGCAACATTGAATGGATGTACGATCAACCCGCCTTTTTCGGAATACTGCAGCTTCTCGCGCCATCCCTCATCAGCAGACGGACGCACCACCGCTAGCACCTGACGGCGCACCGTATCCAGGCCCTCAGCGCAGTGAAGATCGTTGAAATCGGTCCAGCTGTCTTCCCGGTTGTTGTCGAATACCGGCATAACCACCTGGCCACCAATCACAACCGCCGCATTGCCAGCCTTGATTACCCCCGCGTTATACGGGTGCCCATTCACCACAGTCTTCCAATCATCATCTGCGCAAAACACCAGCTGCCGGCCGGGATACTTTGTGCGCATGGCTTGTGCCACCGGCAGCAGGTTGCCGGCGTCAAAGCAAATACATACCGTCAGCGAGGTCGCCATGTGCAGGCTGGCGCCGGTCGCGTATCCCTCAGCAATCAAAATCACATCGCCCGGCTCGGGCTCTGGGCCGATCAGGTGAAATGCGCCTTCCTTCGCCAAACCGTACGGCCAGTAGGTTTTGTTCCTGCCCGTAGCTGCTTGCTTTTCGGGATACAGCACCTGCAGGCCGATAATATCGCCTTTCACATTGCGCATCGGCACAAAAGCCGTACCGCTTTTCGCCTTGTAACGCAGACCGATGCCGACTACCCGCTTGGCATCCAAATAACGCGAACCGCCCTTTTCAGATAGGTGCTTCCACATACCAGCAGCGCGCCGGGCGGCAGTGCGATGCTTTCGATCCTCGGCCAAGGCGGCCTTACGCTGACCCTCCTCGGCCCTGGCGCGCATCACCGCTCGATCTTCAGCGCTCAGCCGCCCGCCCTTAGCCTTGATCTTCTGCCAACTGCCTTTTTCACCCTGACGCCAGTCGCCAAACGCGCCGCAATACAGTGTTTTGCCGTCACCAGTCAGATGGTCATAGATCACATACCAGCCCGTTTTCTCCGGGGCCTTATCACCGTCGCACTCGCAACGCGTTCGCTTACCAATCATCAGTGGCGTTTCTGGTTTAAGTCCGTAGCCCTGCAACTGGGCCAACACATCATCAAGTAGTTCGTGATTAGTCATGCCCGTACCCCACGCCGATCTGCCAGGTCCTGGCAGTCAGTGCAGCGCGTACAGCCGCGATCAAGCATTGCCAACCGCCGAGCCTCTAGGATGACATCCCCGCAGTCCACGCACTCGAGCGTACATTGGCCTGGATTGGCAATAGGCCGGGCGGCCATGGCCACTGCGAGATTAAGAGCAATGACGTTATCTGCCACATCTGCGTTATCAGACATAGGTCAGATCCTCCGCATGCATCTTGCGGAGTACCGCGCGCAACTTGAACACCGCCTGCACCATGCGCTCGGCCAGCAGTTCAAACTCAGCCAGTTCGTCATCGTCCAACTTGTCATCGGACAATGAGGTCGATACATGTGTGGCTAACTCTCCCTCACGAGAAAGCAACTCGCCAATGCCTGCCATTAACGACTGCGCCGTGTCGGTGTCGCTCAACTCGGAAACGTCGATTCCCACCCAACCAATGGGATGCAGCAACGCATCTACGATGCGCGGATCGCGCGTGGCATCCAGCACCAATTCAAGATCGCAAATGTTAGGCGTGTGGCTGGTATTGGTCAGGCTCAGCTTATGATTGAGAGTGGTGGCGTTTCCGCCGTCGATAGCGGCAATGGCAGTGGCGCCGCCCGGATAATCACGTGCGGCGTGGAGCAAAGCTTGCGGTAGAGTCAACAGCGAACGCCGTGCGCGCTCAATGGAATTGAACTGTTTACGGTTCATGGCAAAACTCCAAAAACTCTGCCAGTGACCGCCGCATGCCTGTTTGGTACAGTTGTGCCGTGGTCACTCACAGGTGGTCGCATGCAGCCGGTTGCTCTGTGGTAGAAAACCCGGCTGCACCCCAATGGCAAGGCTCACGCTCCGCATGTGCCCTGTCGTTACAGCCTGCAGACCGTGGTGGGTTAGCAGGCAACCCAAGGCATCCGTGCCCTAGGGGGGTGGTAGAACGGCGCGTGGTATTGGTTTGCTCCGCGCCGCTCTGCCCTTTACTTCATTCAAGCGGCTTGCTGGGTTGACGCCTTAACTGTCGCCCGGAGCTTTCCATTTGTAAGCACTTGAACCTGGTATTGGCGTGACTGCGGCGGCTCAGTACCCCATTGCGATACTGCAGCGGGGGAGACTTTCAGAGCCGCAGCCACTTTAGATTTCCCTCCGAAGAAGGCGATTACGTCTGTCGTGAGCATGGTGCTCTCCTGTTTGCCTGCCCAATACAGTAAGTACACTTAACTTATTTGGCAAGCAAATGAAGGACTCCAAACAAAGTAAGCCTTAAGCTAGCTTAATGAATACTCCAGCAGAAAGAATCGCATACGCCATTTCCAAGTGCGGAAAGAAAGCCAGCGTCTTGGCCATAGAGTCCAACCTGAGTGCTGCCAGAATTAGCCAGTTAGCCCAGGGAGACGGGAGCCTCAAAGCTGAAAATCTTTTCCTATTCGCACGCGCTACCGGGTTCTCAGCACAGTGGCTTGCCGAAGGCATAGGGGACAAATATGACGCCGGTGCCCTCGAGGAGGGCCATGTGCTGATTCCCCAATTCACCGCCAAGGCGGGTGCAGGCCCGGGTCACACAAACCACCACATAGAAGACCTCGGCGGCCTAATGTTTAGGAGAGACTGGCTTACCCGAATGGGCTTGAAGGAAAAGAACCTCAAGGTCATCTACAGCACAGGAATGAGCATGTTCCCGACCATTGCTGATGATGATGTGCTGCTGATTGACGAAGGCCAGCGCGAGCCGTTGAACGGCAGAATCTATGCAATTCAGCGCCCAGACGGAGACATCAGCATCAAGCGCTTAGTCCACACGCTCACCAACGGTTGGATAATTCGAAGCGACAACGAGGACAAACGCGCTTATCCGGATGAGAGCGCTACCGATACAAGCATTGGTCATCTACTCATCATCGGACGGGCCGTATGGCACGCTGGAGCCCTCTAGCTGTAGATCTCTTAACAAAATACATTAAGCGATCTTGACTTAAAAAGTTAAGAGAACTTTAATTGCCTCACTCTCCCACCACAGAGCGAGGCAACTCCCATGCAAACCGCAACCTTGCACGTCCTACCAACGTGCCCAGAAAGCCGCGTTTTCGAGGTGCGCCGCCTAGCCATAATCCACGGCTGCGCCTTCGCCCCCACTAAACGCAAATCAACTACCAGCCCAACTCCTACCCCCTTCAATCCAGACGATGGAGGGCGTGCAGCATGAGTAGACTATCTCTCAATGCCAGCGCCTACATCCGTCTACAGGCCCAGGTAAACCTTAGCGGCACGTTCAATCACATCCTGCATTCGTGTGATGGCTGCCAATCCGTAGCGGCTCGGGTCGAGATCGATCAGTGCAATGCCGGCATCAAGGTCTTGGTGCAGATCTGCGGGACGCTCAATTCCGTCACCCTTGATAAGCACCGCAAAAACAACGCCACGCGCGTTGCGAGCTTTATTGAAGGTATCGCCAATGGCCGCAGCCCTACCGGTGTGCCCGACGTAGATAAGCATGAAGCTGTCAGCGATATAGAGGCCACCCTACGTCTGGCTATCCGACGTGGGCGCGGCATCTACCACCTTATCGCCGATGAACTAGAGCCGTCACTTCAGATCCAGCGCAACCCACATGGCGGTTATATCGCCACGCTCGAACTCGACGACGCCGGCTACTTGTTCACCCTGCCCGCCGACAACCAGCGTGCCCACGCAATCCTGGCTGAATACCTCAACCAATTCCTGCAGGGCTACCGCAATAGCCTCGCAGCCGCTGCATGAGGTGCCGCCATGAGCCTATCCCTCAAACGCGTAGCCGAACGCCTGGGCCTTGGGCACCGCGAGTTGATGAAACGCATGCGCGACAAAGGCCTGCTGGATCAACGCAACCTTCCAACCAACCCTGCCCTGACCAAAGACTTTTTGGTCACCCGTGAAAGTCGCTGGTTTCACGAGAAGCATGGCATGCAGTACAAGCGCACTACGCGCGTGACCGATATTGGCATTTCCTGGCTGGCCAGGCAGATCGGTATTGAGCGCCCAGCCCCACCCGCCGTGCCTGATCCGCGAGAAGTCGCGTAATGAGACAGCCCGAAGCATGGCCGCGCCAGTACGCCCGCCAGATCACGGCGATGCGAACCCGCGAGGAACGCGTCGCCGCGCTGGCAGAAGTACCGGAGCACCTACGCGCTCTGGTACGTACCCACGTTGAGATCGCATGGAACCACCCCCGAGGGAACACACATGGACCGCAAACTGATTGACACCCTACTGATCGAACTACTGAACCTGCCTGAAGAACGTCGTACGGCTGAGAAAATTCTTGCCAACCTCACCCTGGCCGCAACTGCCGCCGACGTCTCCCTCACCATCACCGGCGCACCGCTGCAAATCGAGCATCTTCAACTGGCGGCCGCTCTCGACCAACTCGTGATCGATCTCGGCCCCAACTACCGTGCTCGAGCCATGCTGCGCCTTGGCAATGGCATTGAAGGCGTTGAACTGGGTGCCGTTCTCGAACCGCTAGACAGTACCTCACCACTACCGCGTTTCGTAGCGTTTGCCAGCACGGCACGTACAGCACTGGCAGCCATCAACCGAGACATTCGAGCGAGCCACCAACCCCGCACTAAAGAACCGACGCGACGTAAATCTGGAAAGCTGACGCTCGGCACGCTCAAGGCGCAAGTAGATAAGGCGAATGCAGCATGACGGCCTCCGTACAGCGCGAACTGCGCCTGCCGATAGCGCCCAGAAGTCAGACCGTTGACCTGTTGTACCGAACGCTCGGGGATCTGCTCGTACCCGTCGAACAGGTACGTGAACGCTACTTCAGCAATCTCAACCAGGACAACTTCACTCGTGCACTGACAAGCGGCCGTGTAGCGCTACCCATCACCACTCTGGATACCAGCGCCAAGCGCCCCCGCTTTATCGACATCCGCCATCTGGCCATCTTCATTGATACACAGGCAGATGCTGCGGACGAGGAGCTGACAAACACTCAACCCCAGCCAGACGAGCGATGACTTTTTGACCGAGACACGTCGATAACAGTTGCACCACCGCAACCGCTGCACCACCAGCCAAGCGGTATACAACCCAAGGAGCAAACCAAATGACAGCATTTGAAATTTTCGCCCTGATCAGCTTCGTAATCGCCCTCGCCATTCTGTACTGGGTCGGGTATCGAGGCGGACTGAAGGATGGCTGGAGCGAAGGTTACGACGATGGCCACACTAATGGCTACATCGAGGGCATTGAAGAGGGCGAGTCGTCGAGTGCTACCGCTCTTGAAAAGGCCACGCGCCGATGCGAACGCCTGGAACTGATTTTGATCAGGGAACCCCAGGATCGTCAGATCCTGACGGCCATCGCGGGAAAACTCAAACTCGCCGCCGATTTCTTTCAAGCGATCAATTCGGAAAGCCACGCTACTCAAGCACTCGTTTTGCGTGACCACGCTTTGAGCATGGCTGCCGAGTTGGATTCCTTTCACCAGGAGGATCCAGCATGAGCCGCCCAATCCCAGCGCTGCGTCTGACGCCCCAGGCCGCCGGAACACTGCAACAGCAGTACACCAAGGCCATGAAGGAACTGAGCGCAGTGACTCGCCATAACAAAGAGTTCGACCGGCAGTTGAAAGCGCTGATCGGTTACGACGCCCTGCGCGAGTTGCATAAGGCAGCTGACAATGCCCTGTTGCTGGCAGATCTCGTGAAGGAGGCCGCATGAACTGGATCCTCACCCACACCGGCAAACGTTTTGATCTGTTCGAGCCTGACGCCGATATGATCGATCCCCGGGACATCTCCCACTCACTGGCACACCTCTGCCGCTTCAACGGGCACAGCCGCGAATTCTACAGCGTGGCGCAACACAGCTGCATCGTCGCCGAGCTGGTGCCGGAAGAACACAAGCTCGCCGCCTTGCTCCACGACGCGCCAGAGGCGTACCTGGGCGACATGACCAAGCCACTTAAGCAGTGGATACATGCATACCAGGACTTTGAAGACTGGGTATGGCAACGCGTGTGCCAGCGCTTCGATATTGCTGCAGAACTTCCTGCATGCGTTCACCAGGCCGACTTGATTGCGCTGGCCACCGAACGCCGCGATCTCATGCCAACCGATCCGGCTATCTGGGATTGTTTGGTCGGCATACAACCTATGGCCGAAATCATCCGTCCATGGCCTGCCGCAGAAGCCCGACTCACGTACCACCAGCGCCTGATGGACCAACTCGCTGTCGAACATCGGAGGAAAGCGGCATGAAGAACCAACAGGAAAACACCTGCGCCCTGCCCGCTTTGCTCCGCAGCACCAGTGGTGTCGACACGTCAGAAACAAACAGTCTCTGCTGCGCAGCAGCAGGCATTATTGCTCCTTCCAGCGCCACTGCCGAGGCACGTATACCCCACGAAAAGCTGCGCGGGGCAGCGGTCAGTGATGCAACGCTTACCGCTTCGGGACGCCCGCCCGCGCAGCCTGTCGTGGGGTATATGCACGTTTCGGGGAATTGCTGCTTTGCCGCGCGGGAGGCCTCCCATGCTTAAGCGCACCCTCACCCACTTCCATCTTTGCTGCGGCCTCGGCAGCGGCGCTGCTGGTTTCAGCGACTCCAAACCGGTCCTAGGACCTGTGCAAGCTGAATGGCGCTGCCTGGGTGGCGTCGACGTCGACCCCGCCGGGTTGCGCGATTTCCAAATGATGACCGGTGTGCCTGGCACGCTCATGGATCTGTTCACACGCGAGCAGTTCACCGCGTTCCATGGCCAGCAGCCTCCCACCGGTTGGAAGGAAGCCACCGCCGAGGATCTGCGCCGCGCTGCCGGCAACGAAGATCCGGATGCAGTGTTCATCAGCAGTCCCTGCAAGGGTGCCTCGGGCCTTTTGTCCGAGACCATGAGCCAGACGCCCAAATACCGGGCGCTCAATGAGCTGACGTTGCGTTGCGTATGGCTGATGTGCGAAGCCTGGAAGCACAACCCGGTGTCGCTGATCGTGTTCGAAAACGTACCGCGCTTGGCCACTCGTGGCCGGTACTTGCTGGACCAGATCACCAAGCTACTAAGGCACTACGGCTACGCGGTGGCTGAAACCACCCACGACTGTGGCGAAATTGGCGGGTTGGCCCAGAGCCGCAAGCGCTTCTTGCTGGTGGCCAGGCACGTCGAGAAGGTGCCGGCGTTCCTGTACGAACCAGAGAAACGCAGCCTGCGTGCCGTCGGTGACGTGCTGAGCCGCATGCCCCTGGCAGGCGATATAGATCAGGCTGGGCCGATGCACCGCGTGCCGGCGTTGCAGTGGAAAACATGGGTACGCCTGGCCTTGGTCGAGGCCGGGAAGGATTGGCGCAGCCTGAGCCGGTTTGCGATCGAGGACGGGCACCTACGCGACTTTGTGATCGTGCCTGACTACCACAACGGCGTACTCGGGGTTGTCGATTGGGACGATACAGCCGGGGTGGTTGCAGGTGCGAGCCGCCCAATGAACGGCAAGTTTTCCGTGGCAGATCCGCGACCCACCAACAAATTCGAGTACACCCAATTCGGCGTACTGCCCTATGACCGCCACTGCGGTGTCGTAACCGGTCAGCGCAGCCCGGGGCAAGGGACGTTCAGCGTTGCTGACCCGCGCATGACCGGCGAGCGCCACAATAATGTGTTCCGCGTGGTACGCAATGACCAAACCGCCGGCACTGTCACTGCAGGACACGGGCCGAGCTCTGGCGGGCAGGCCGTGGCCGACCCTCGGCAACCGTCCAAGGGTTTCGGCAAGTACCTGGTCACCGACTACAGCAAGCCGGCCGGCACCGTCATCGCCGGCAGCACCACCGGGCAAGGCGCTTTCGCCGTGGCAGATCCCGCCTATAAAACATGGCACCCGAATGCCAGCACGCAAAAGTTGCGGATCACGCCCTGGTGCGAGAGCGCCAAGACCGTGACTGGTTCGCAACAGGTTGCCAGCGGCGCGTTATCGATCGCAGATCCTCGCCCAGGAATGTCGCGCAGCAAGGGCGATGCGTACCTGACTGGCGGGCATTACGGCGTGGTCGAATACAGCGCACCGGCCGGCGCCGTATCTGCCAGTGCTTGTCACGATAACGGCCGCTGGTCAGTTGCCGATCAGCGCATGCCGGCGCACAACGATCGACTGACCTGCATGATCACCAGCCTCGACGGGGCCTGGCACCGGCCGTTCACCACTCTGGAGTTGGCCGCGCTGCAATCACTGTTCGACCCAGAAGATCACTGGTCAGCAGATCCACAGACCTCCCATGAGATTGAGCGCATGCAGCGCGTTCGCAAGATTGAACAGGCGGGAGTCTTCCGTCTGGACGGAATCAACGACGGCCAGCACCGGGAGCGGATTGGCAACGCCGTACCACGCGCAGCGGCACGGGCAATGGCGGATGTGTTCGGCATGACGCTGCTGCTTTCCGAGGCTGGGGAGACGTTCATGCTCAGCAACGTGTCGATTTGGGTGCAGCCGGTGGCGATTGCGTTGAGCCTGGCTCAACTGGAGCAGCAGCCATGATCAAGACAATCCTTGACCCATGCTGCGGGAGCCGGATGTTTTGGTTCGATAAGAAGCACCCAGCGGTCATCTTCGGTGACATCAGAACTGAGCAAAAATCCCTGTGCGATGGACGAACCCTGACTGTCAGCCCCGATGTCACCCTTGATTTTCGTGACCTTCCCTATGCAGACGGCGCCTTCAAGCTGGTTTCTTTTGACCCACCGCACCTGGTACGTGCCGGGGCTGAAAGTTGGATGAAGGCTAAGTACGGGGTGCTCAACCCGAATACATGGCAGGAAGACCTGCGGCGTGGCTTTTCTGAGTGTTGGCCACAGACGGCGTACTGGTTTTCAAGTGGAACGAAACGCAGATCCGCACCAGCCAAATTCTATCGCTTACCGACCAGCAGCCCCTGTTCGGGCACCCAAGCGGCAAGAAAGGTGGCACGCACTGGATTGTTTTCATGAAGGCAGAGGCATCGCTGCCTCCTATCGTTTCGGAGGCTGTATGACTGTTTTCCTACTGCTGTACCTGTGCGCGGACGCAACCCGCACAGACTGCCAGGTGGTGAAGGCTAATAGCTGGAAGGGACCTCACGCCTACGAGCAATGCATTGACGTTCTGCCTGATCTGACCAAGGCGTTGACTGCGCACAACCGGAAACGACATAGATTCGTGTGTGAGATCCAATCCGACGGCGCACAACCCGCAGAGCAGAAGCTACTGCCGTCGCGTGCTCATCAATCGTTTCGGATGTAACAGGGAGATGGTCATGAACACATCATCTGGTAACGATGGAGGTTGTATGAGCGATTTCAAAACCGAAGATCGTTACATCGTCATCAAACGCAGCGATCTGGTCAATCACCGCGCCAAGGATCGGGAAATGCTCGGGCGTGCCCTCACAGCAATCGGTCAATCACCGCGCCAATACGTGGTTATCGAAAGCGATTGGCCAGAGTACCACCTGGTCTGGGCAATGCTTAAGCACCGAATGGCCGGTAAACCGGTACCAGACTTCGATCTTTGGCGCCGCGCGGATGAACTGCAACAGCGCCTGACCGCTGCGGATGAGCAGCTGGATCTGCTGGTGGCCGAAAACACAGGCATGCGTACAGACGTCGAACGTTATCGGTGGCTGCGCGATCGCCCCCTTAACACCATTCACTTGGGCGGTGTGTTCGCAGGGAAAACACCTCAGAACGTTGTATTGAACGGAGAGGATCTAGACCAATCGATCGACGCCGCGATCCAGTCAGAGGTGGGTTGCCATGGCCTGTAAACATGAAGATTTGAAGGCAACTGTGGGCGTTACTCGCATCGAAAACAAAGGTCGGTTTATGGCAGAGATCAGCATCGTATGTATGCAATGCGGCGTTCCGATGCAGTTCATGGGCCTTGAGCCAGGACTCAACTATGACGGCGCCACTGTCAGCCTTGATGGTCTCGAGGCGCGCATTGGCATTCATCCTCGCGGCGAACGACCGAATCCCCTGCAGAAGCTGGCGGGCTATTCGATCCGCAATCACAACTGAGGCCCTGACCATGACCATCAAGCAAACGATAGACGGCATGCCGAAACGATACCGGGTAAGCATTGGCGAATGGGGTGTTTCTCGGCGTGAATCGGTATACCTGTGTTCTGACATTGATCAGATTAACGAAGGCTTGTGTAAACCGGTTACGCAAACCGATTGCCGAACTGATGTCGGCGTTACAGTTGGGCTAATTGATTCGATTATCACGACGGCGAGAGTTTTGTCTGGCCGCATCCTTGATTCCGTGGAGGTTCAGGAGGCCTTACGGGATTTCAGGGCGGATGAGGATGTGCGCGCCCTGCTAGTTGTGCCTGCCAAACCCGTCACTACCACCAAAACCGTAGCAACCATCATCCGCGACATCTGCGAGCATGAGCCGGATGACAATCCAGATTCTGTTCATATCAGCGTCAAAGCCCTTGAGCTGATCCTAATGCAGAACCTTGAGGGGCTGCACGCCTTACTGGATGCGCCTGCTGATGGTGATGCTTCGGGAGACCATCAATGACTACGCACAACATCATCAGCCTCAGCGGCGGTAAAGACAGCACGGCGACGCTACTGGTCGCCATTGCCTTAGAGGCACCCAACCTGCAGGCCGTCTTCGCGGACACCGGCAACGAGCATCAACAGACCCACGAATACCTGGATTACCTGGAACAAGCCACACGCACGAAAATAACCCGCGTGCGTGCTGATTTCACCCAGCGTATTGAAGGCAAGCGCCGATTCATCGAATCGAAATGGCGGGCGCAAGGCATAGCAGAGGAGGTAGTGCTGGCAGCGTTGGACGTGCTGCAGCCAACCGGTAACCCGTTCCTAGACCTGTGCATCTGGAAAGGCCGGTCCCCTAGCCGCAAAGCCCAGTTCTGCACCATGGAGCTGAAACGCGACCCTATGTTTGAACAAGTAGTCATGCCTTTGATGGGTGCCGGCGACATGATTCTGAGCTGGCAGGGTGTGCGCGCAGAGGAATCGCTTAACAGGCGATATTTGCCCGAGTGCGACGAAGTTGGTGACGGCCTATTTAACTACCGGCCGATCTTAAAGTGGGATATTCCAGCCGTGTTCGAAGCTCACCGCTACATGGGTATCAAACCAAATCCGCTTTATTCCCAGGGCATGGGGCGCGTCGGCTGCATGCCCTGCATCAACTGCCGCAAGGATGAGTTACGCGAAATTGCCCTTCGATTCCCTGAAGCGATTGACCGTATCGATCGCTGGGAGCGAACCGTCCAGCAGGCCAGCAAGCGCGGTGCTGCCACGTTCTTTGCCGGATCAAATGCCAAGCATCCGAAAGGCTCTATCGCGGACATGACTGCCATTGAAGTCATGGAGATCGCAAGCATTCGCCAGGCAGTTGAATGGTCCAAGACAGCCCGAGGCGGCATCCAATACGACCTACTGATTGCTACTGACGCCTCCGCCTGCTCCAGCGCCTACGGGCTGTGCGAGTCGGCCTGGGAGCCAATAACCGTGGAGGCAGCATGAGCGCAGCCCGTGTACTAGAGTTTGAAGACTTACAACGCGTAACCGGATATAGCCGCCGGGCTGACGTTGAAAAAGCGTTGCGCTCCCAAGGCATTCGAATTTTCAGTGGGCGAAGGGGGCCATGGACCACGGTGGATTTGATCAACCAGGCGGGCGGGCTAAAACCCGTGGATACCGACAGCTACAGTGCGGACATCGTATGAAACGTGGTCGAAAGCGCCAACACAATCCAAACATCCCTGAGCACATTGACCAGACGGCTTTGCCGCGTTCGGTGTATTTCGACCATAGGGGCGCTGGGTGCTGGTACATCCTGTATTTCAATGAGGCCGGGCGGCGACAGCGGCAGAACCTTTGCGCGGGCAACGTGACGCTTTCAGAGCTTCACCGCCTCATTGAGGAGCGCAACGGCGTAGACCGCGACAGCCTGCAATACCTCTGTGATGAGTTCCACAAGAGCGACCAGTACAACGTCCTCAGCGATAAAACCCACGACGACTATGTCTACTCCCGCGACGTGCTTCTGGCGTTTCCGACGAAGCTTGGCAAACCGCTGGGCGAACTGGCGGTGCTCAAATTCACGCCGGCGCTGGTCCAGCGCATCATCGACAAGATAGCCCAGGATGGGACCCCCTCCAAAGCCGCCCACTCACTGCGTTACCTGCGCCGCGTGATGCAGTGGGGCCGTAACCGTGGTTTTGTGAAGGACAACCCGGCCAAGGGCATTGAGTCGCCGAAAGAGCGCAAGCAGCGCCGACTGCCCGAAGACACGGTCATGGTTAACCTGATCAGGTTCGCGAAGCAGCAAGGCCAGCTTAAGAGCGGCCAGCCTGGGGCCTGCTCGCCCTACCTGTGGTATGTGATGGAGATTGGATACCTATGCCGCCTGCGCGGGATCGAGACGATCACACTCACCGACGAGAACGAACTCAACGAAGGGGTGCTCACCAATCGCCGTAAAGGTAGCCGAGACAATATTGTCCGGTGGACTCCTCGGCTGCGTGCCGCCTGGGACGCTGCCAAGGCCGTCAGGTCAGAGACGTGGGAGCGAAAGCGCGTGCCGGTGCCGATTCGAGCAGACCAGCGCTTCCTGGTCATTGCAGCAACCGGCAGGCAGTTGTCGAAGTCAGGGCTTGATACAGCTTTCCAGCGGCTGATCGTCCAGGCGATCGAGAAAGGGATTCTCACTGAAGAGCAGCGCTTCGGAATGCACGACTTCAAGCGCAAAGGTATCACCGATACCGCGGGAACTAGAGCAGACAAACAGCAAGCGTCAGGTCACCGCGATGAGTCAATGATGGACGTCTACGACCTAAGCGTTCCACTCGTAAATCCTTCGGGAGACCAATGATTCAATCTGAAAGATCTACTTCGCCCGCATTCTCAGCCTTTCTTTGTCTGCTGTAAAACACACCCGCGAGGCCGACCAACGTCACGCCCGCTAATGAGCCACCAACAGCCGCATGACCTATAGCAGCCATATAGAAGCTCAGGCCAATCACAGAGAGACACAGAAACGAGCCCAAATACTGGCCGCGTGCATCGCGAGTTTTTACATGAGCTAACGTTTCATTCCGAAACTCAGAAAAGCCGTCAACAGTACCGTGGCGATGAATCTGTTCCCGCTCGGCCATAGCAACAATTCTTTCTGCCGCACCTGGCAAGCATTTCTCATAATCATGCAGCTGACGAGGAGATGGAAGCGGTCCTCGATGACGTTCGCTTTGCATCATCGCAGACATTACAACCTTAGTCATAGCCGCCTTGGTGCCTGGTTGGTCAAGGAGCTCACCAACATGCTCGTCATCGCGAATAACGGCTTCAATTGCATTTTCTGCTTCGTGTTTCAGTTCTTCATCATCGAGCGATTCTGACAAAATTTCCGCCCTATGCTCATCGCAATCGAAATCACTTTCATCTGAATCAGTATGAGGGCTTCTCAGGTTCATGAGCGGTTTCATTCCTTGAATTGAAATAACCTTTCCATTTTTTGCTCACATCCTTGGCCACGGAACAGACCTCAGGCAAGTCAGCATGCTTGTGAGTGGCTGACTGAATGTCGAGGCCTACAGCAAGCCAGTCAGACTCGAGCGCGCGCAGGTCAGCCTTAAGCGAATCACCTTCACTACCATGAAATGCAACCATCATAGCTTTGGAAAAATGCTTCGAGCTCAACTCATCCGGATGGGAATGAAGGACCGCTAGTTTCACGAGCCGCCCCAGTTCCACCTGATAGCTAGCAGTCCGTCCAATTTCAAGGACAGACAGCATCGCATCCAGGTCGAAAAAATTGGAAAGAGATTTAGTACTCACGTCAGTCGCCTCAGTAAAAATCCGTTTATGAGTGGAGTCACGTTCCTTTGAGCAGCCCTTATACACACAGGTTCAACAGCATCATAGGTCAGAAGCTGGGCTCAGGCCCATCTAGGTCGGGGACAGAAGAAGGGCCTATTCATGTAGGGCACAAGAAGTTGTGTCTAAATCGCCCCAGCCCCCCCGCCTGTAGTGTTTACGCCCTAAATGAAGATTTGTAACAAAACCAATTTTACCTACGACCGCGCCCCGTCTGCAGATGCAGACGGGGCGCGGTCGTAGGAGAACATTATGGCGTCTACCCTACCAGAAAGAAGCAATTTTGGACAAGAGAAACCATACCCGTAACGCTACCTGAAAGCCCAATTGCTCACCGCTCGAGCGACCAGATCCAATAATAGCCCGTGGACAACGCGTACAAAACACGAAGAACTCTAGGCTCGGCGGGCGCCAGCAACAGCCTGACGCGTACAAAGATGTCGCTCAAAGCATTGAATCTTCTGAGTAGAGTGGACGACTTGTAATCAGTAGGTCCCGGGTTCGACTCCTGGTGCCGCACCATACGCAGTACCCGAAAAGGCTCACCGAAAGGTGGGCCTTTTTTGTGTGCGCTAGATTTTTGTAGGAGCTGCCGAAAGCTGGGAAGGCGTCATCCAACACAAGAACAACAAACCCCGGATCTACCTCACTCTGTAGGAGCCGAGCTTGCTCGCGATAGCGATAGCGATCTCAAGCAATCGAGCAACAACAGGCATGAACGTCGTTACAGCATCCCGTCAGGCACATTTAATCCACCCATTAAATCTCACTACTGGAGTCGCCTGCGAACAACAACGCATCAACCGAGCAAGTCCCGTATGGCTCAATGCTCGCTCAACAGCGTACGAGTATCCATGAGCGTCCCCCGCAGCGCCTAGACGATGGCTCACAACTGGCACTGAACGCGGATACTGCATCGGATATCCGCTCCGACTCAAAACAGCGGTCGATCCAGTTGTACCGTGGCGAAATGCTTGTTAACACCGCCCAGGATCCCACCCAGCGGCCATTTATCGTTCAGACCGGCGAAGGTCGGGTACGTGCGCTCGGCACCCGGTTTAGCGTCCGTCATCTGATCGAACAAACGCGTGTTGGAGTACTGTAAGCCGCTGTTGAAGTAAATCCGCACCAGCATGTTGAACGCACTCTGCGCCTCAATGCTGGAGAGCAAGGCACCTTTGACCGCGATGCAGTCGATGTAGCCAGCCTGTTACCCCCGTACAGGGCATGCTGGGCGTTGATGACTGGCGGCTGGGGGCTTTCATCGAAGAGCTGGGACGCTATCGCCCTGGCGTACTGCGCTGCATCGGTTCAGGGGCTGGGCATCTCAGGCGCGTTCCGCCTCCATGATACGGATACCGTGCCGGAAAACCTGAGCCAGGCCTTACCGGTGAGAGTGCACTACCTGACGCGCTATTGGGCTAGCATCGAACCGGCATGAGTTCGATTTGAAAATGTTTAACGAGTCACCTTGCTGATTTTGATTCTCATCCGTCAATGACACAAGCCGCGATGACGGCGACTTTCTGCCATGACAACGGAAGGATCAACGAATGCCCCTGCTTCCCCTCTATGCGAAGACTTCAATGACCCGCCCGGTTCGCTTGGCCCTCTTTGGACTGAGCCTCGCGAGTCTGTCGGGGCTGGCGCTAATGTCCACGCCAGTTTTGGCGCAAAGCCAGACGTCCTACCAGATCGCCTCAGGCCTGCTTGGCACTGCCCTGACCCAGTTCGGAGTGCAGGCGGGCGTGACTATTTCATTTGATACCGAGCAAACCCGCCGTCTGACTACGGCGGGCCTGACTGGCGTGTACAGCGTCGAGGAGGGACTGGCGCGCTTGCTGGCAAACAGCGGGTTACAAGCGCAGCGTCAGAGCAATGGTGGCTACGTGTTGATCCCTGCCAATAACGGAACCACGGTGGTGCTTGGCGCGACGAGTGTCACGGGCCAATCGCTGGGAGCGACGACAGAGGGGAGCGGATCGTACACCACCGGCTCCATGAGTACCGCGACCAAACTGGCCACCTCCATGCGCGAGACGCCGCAGTCGGTCACGGTAATCACTCGCCAACGCATGGATGACCAGAACATGCAGTCTCTGGAGGACATTTCGACTCACACCCCAGGCCTGACCATGCGCAAGACCGGTGGTGAGCGCCCAGAGTTCTATTCCCGCGGTTCCGCCATCGACAACATCATGATTGACGGGCTGCCAGTCGCGTATGACAGCGACACCCTTGGCACGTCGACCCTGGCGATGTTCGACCGGGTTGAAGTCGTGCGCGGTGCGTCGGGCCTGATGCTCGGTGCCGGCAACCCCTCCGGCACCCTCAACCTGATCCGCAAGCGCCCCACCGTCGAGCCGCAAGTTTCAGTCACCTTGGGCGCCGGCTCGTGGGACAACTACCGCACCGAAATCGATGCCAGCAGCGCACTCAATTCTGTCGGTTCGATCAGAGGCCGCGTGGTCGGTGCCTTCCAGGACAAAGACAGCTTTACCGATGGCTACAGCAGCAAGCGCCAGTTGTTGTACGGCATCACCGAATTTGACCTGAGCGAAGCCACGACCCTGACCCTCGGTGCGTACTACAACCGTGAAGACAACCCGGGAGCCGACTGGTCGGGCATCCCGACCAGGGCCAATGGCACGTTCCTGCCGATATCCCGCTCGACGCGCATGAGCCCGAACTGGACCTACTGGAACAAGAAAAACACCAGCGCATTTGCCGAAATTGAGCACCGCTTCGACAACGACTGGAAACTGCGCCTGAATACCACGTGGCTGCGAGGCGACCTGGACATGCTGGGCACCAGTTTCTATCGACTGGACCCCAGTGCAGATCAGTTGAACCTGAACGTGGGCCGCTACACCTACCAGCACACACAAAAAAGCGTCGACGGCTACGTTTCCGGCCCCTTCACCCTGTTTGGTGCGACCCACGAACTGGTACTCGGTGGCAGCTATCGCAATGATAAAACCGACGATGGCCCCGGCGGTGGTTTCCTCAATGACCCAAACATCGTGCTCGACCCATCAAACTTCGACTATCACGGCGTAGAAAAACCGGCCATCAACTACAACTGGTCTCGTAAGGGCAAGGTCGATCAATACAGCACCTACGCCACCGTGCGCTTCCATCTGCGCGACGACCTGAAATTGATCCTCGGTTCACGCCTGGATTGGTATGAGTACGAACAGAACACTATTTCCGGCGACTACACGTTCGGCGCCGACTACAAGGCTACGCGCGAATACACCCCCTATGCCGGCCTGATCTACGACATAAACGATACCTACTCGGTGTACACCAGCTGGACCAGAATCTTCCAGCCGCAAGCCAACGTGGACTTCCAGGGCAGCCTTCTGCCGCCGGTCACGGGTACCAACCGTGAAGTCGGGATCAAGGGCGAGTACTTTGACGGGGCGCTGAACGCTAGCCTGGCCTACTTCCAGTTGAACCAGGAAAATCTCGCCCAAGGGCTTGATGCCTGTGCACCGGGTGTTGCTTCCTGCTCCGTGGCCTCCGGTGAAGTGGAAACCAAAGGCGTCGACCTCGAACTGCAAGGCATGCTTGCCCGTGGCTGGCAGGCCTCCGCCGGCTACACCTACGCCGGCGCCAAGAACGTCAAGGGCGGCAGCGGTCGCTTCGACAGCGACACGCCATACAACCTGCTCAAGCTGTCCACCACCTATCAATTGCCGGGCGACCTCGAAAAATGGTCGATCGGCGGTTCATTCCGCAGCCAGAGCAGCACATACACAACCTACGGCGTATCTCAGGGCGGCTACAGCA